TAGAAGAATATATCACCACTTTTTACCCTACTATTTTGAAGAATGTAATACCCCTTTGAAAAAAGATATTATCAAATATAAACCAGAAATGTTTGTCTATGGTATTATTGAAGAGGTTACAGAAGAAGAGAGGTTTGAAAAAGAAAAGTATTATATGAGTAAATATAATACTATTGAAGATGGTTACAATATGAGAATACCTATCAAATCAAAGGGAGAGTATTACCTTAAACACCAAGAGAAGATTAGAGAGTATCAAAGAGAATACCAGAAAAAGTATAGACAGAAAAAAAGTAGAAAAGAATATATGAAAGAGTATTACAGAAAAAGAAAGTTGAAAAACTAAACTACATAAGAGGGTTATTAAGACCCTCTCTGTCTTACTCTATCTCTCTTATTGACAAGACCCCCCTTTAGATAGTAGAATATAAACAATATGATAAGAGAAATATCTTGTGACAATACTACTTCTTACATCAACCTCTTTGATAGAGAGTTTGTTGAATTCAAATTACAGCAACATGCCTAAATCTGAAGAACTCAGTGTCGATCAACTCATTGAAAAGAAGTTCTATAATAGTAGAACTTTCTCGGAGGAGATTGAGAAGATTGCAAAAGAAAACAAGGACATGAAGTACATGGACTCAATTGTTTTCTTTTGTGAGAGTAATAATATTGACATTGAGTCTATTCCTAAGTTAATATCCAAACCTTTGAAGGAAAAACTTAAGGCTGAGGCCATGGAACTCAACCTATTGAAACGTACATCTCATGCGAAACTACCTTTATGACTGACTGGGGTGTCTCTGTAACCACAGACAACCTTACTGAGTGGTGTGAGAGACACCAACAACCACTGGTAAGAGTTCAGATGAGATTACACTTGGGAAGAGTTGTCTATTTGAAAAAGTATGGTATAGTATTAGAGTAAATACTATGTGTGTCTATGGGGTTGTGTAAGGTGAATGGGTATGAAGTGTATAAAACATATCTTGGTATATCAAGACACTTCAACTCAAATAGTTATGACTACTTCAAATACAATGGTAAAGTAAGGTGTAGTTATAACTCCTACCTGAAAAACCGCCAAAGATTTTGGTTCGAGAAACTTGGTAGAAAATATTCAGACAAGGAGATAATTGAGTTGTTTGTCTCAAATTACTCAAACTCTGAAGATATATCTAAAATCTGGATAGGAAACCTTGTTAAGGAAGGGGAGACCCTCTACACCGATTGGAAGAGACGACTTCAAAGTCTATCTTATACGTTCAAGTCAGAAGTAGAGAATGTTTTTTCTGGCAAAAACTTTGATGAGATGTTCAAGATTGAGGGAAATCGTCACCCTCAACTCATCAAAGAACACCTGGGAAAGAACCTTTCTCTTGAGTCTTTAGTAATCTTAAATAAGATCCTAGGATTCAAAAAACAATTTGATAGTAAACTGGATGATCCTGTGTGGAAATTCTTATCGATGAGAATTGACAAGTATGATTCCTTTATACATATTGATGTATTTAAATTTAGATCTATCCTCAAGGAGGTAATAATCAATGGCACTTGATAATGCTACCGTGCTTGAAAATCTCAAATCTCAGAGAGAAGAATTGGAAAAACAACTTGATGGTGGTAGAGAAATGTACCTGAAAGTATGTGGAGCAATCGATGTTCTCGAACAGATTGAAGAATCTAAACAACAAGACGAACAACTTTTAGAAGCAGAAGCACAATGAGTTTCTTTCAATCAGAAATAGTTCAAACGGAAATGAAAGAGATCTCTGAATTACAAGAAGAGATCTACAAGAACGTGTTTGCATTCGCAACAATGACCAACAAAGATAAGTTGGAACATGTTGAAATGTTGGAGAGTCTGTTAAAGAAACAACAGGTTCTCTACACACGTCTGAGCTTATCTGATGATCCCGAAGCTCAGATGATGAAGGAGAGTATTATGTCTTCTGCACGTCAACTCGGATTCCCTGCTGACGTGGACCTGACATACGTCTTCAGTAATATGACCAACATCATCGACAACATGAGAAAACACCTTGACGAGTCCCTCTGAGGGGTGTATGATACAGGGGTCCCCAGTTACCCCACCCAAATCTGGGACACAGACCAAATACAAACTACAGGTAAATACGAATGTCTTTTTCAGACCTCAAAAAACAATCCTCTCTTGGTTCTCTGACACAGAAACTGGTCAAAGAAGTAGAGAAACAAAACGGTGGCGGCGGCAATGGTGCCGATGACCGTCTGTGGAAACCAGAGATGGACAAAAGTGGTAACGGATATGCTGTTATTCGTTTCCTTCCTGCTCCCGAAGGAGAAGATCTCCCTTGGGTGAAACTGTTCTCCCATGCCTTCCAAGGTCCTGGTGGTTGGTACATCGAAAACTCCCTGACTACCATTGGTGGTAAGGATCCTATCGGTGAACTGAACCGTGAATTGTGGAACACGGGTAACGAATCGGATAAGGAAACCGTTCGCAAACAAAAGCGTAAACTTTCTTTCTACGCAAACATCTACGTGGTCAAGGACCCTGCCAACCCTCAGAATGAAGGTAAGGTATTCCTGTACAAGTTTGGTAAGAAGATCTTCGACAAGATCATGGAAGCAATGCAACCTGAATTCGAAGATGAAACTCCTATCAACCCATTTGACTTCTGGCAAGGTGCCAACTTCAAACTCAAACTGAAGAAGGTTGCTGGTTATTGGAACTATGATAGTTCTGAGTTCGATCGTCCAAGTCCACTTCTGGATGACGATGAAGCGATGGAAGCAATCTGGAAGAAGCAGTATTCACTGACTGCCTTCACTGCACCCGATCAGTTCAAATCTTATGATGAACTGAAGAAGCGTCTTGATTATGTACTGGGCAACAAGTCCACCCGTCGATCAACCGTAGAGGAAGAAACTGAGTATGATAACTACGCAGCAACAGAACGAAAGACTGTCTCTGAAGAAGAGGTCATGCGAAAGCTTGAAGACTCCTATCAATCTTCAAAGACAACTTCTGACTTCAACTCTCCTGATATTACTATCAGTAAGGGAGACGATGACGAAGACCCCATGTCTTACTTCAGTAAGCTTGCTGAGTCCTGATACCAAAATCGGCCTTTGATTTCAAAATACCTGGGAAAAAAATCCCAGGTATTTTTTTACGCGTAGACTTTTTTATTCGTACAATCTGATGTTCTCACCACGTACAATACGGTCTGAGACATACTGTGTTGAACCAGGTGTGTATGGCATAACAGTTTCTACATCATCGATAACCAGACCCACATAGATATCTTTAAGTAAATATATATTTCTCTTATCGTTTTGTATTCTCTCTTCGTATTCAAAGTTTGAAACTGGGTAGACAGAGGAACGAGTTACCAATTGACCGAGACCAGTATCATAGAAAGTGATACTCCAGTCACTTGGTACTATCAAACCCTTCTCAATAATAATCCTGTCTTCACTGTCTCTCACCTCATTGGTTTCATACTGTTTAGTAAGGTACATATTTGAATATGAACCATACTTATCAAGAAGATACTTATCAAATGATTGTTGAGCCATTGGCCACTCATTCTCAAAGTTGAGGATGTTATTTGATAACATCACAATCCAATCAAGATTTTCATCACCATAGATTTTATATGCAACCTCATCAGGTCTCTCATCACCAATTACCTTATACTTAGTGAAGTATGTAAGGTCTTGGAAGATATCCTCTCTAAGTTTACCTCTTTTGAATAAGTTCTTTACTTCCGTATAGTCTGAGATGTTCTGACCATCTTTGGTCCTGTCAACATACTCAAAGTTAGGAATATTTCTGAAGTATTTTTGTGCCATTAGTAACCCATCGTTTCGGTTTCATTTACAGGGATATCAGTGTCATAAATTGGCATTACTTCAGTGAAATTCATAGTAATTTCAAATGCCGTAAGTGAACCTGTCTCTTCAAAGGTTGCATATGAACCATCAGGAGTATAATTTACACTGAAGTTAGATAATGCACATGGTTTAAATTTATTTAGATATGGATGTTGACCACCGTTTTTGTAAATGTACTCAAGTTTGAAAATACGTGGAGACTTAAGAAATAAATTAAGAGGCCCTTTTTGTACAGCCATATTTCTTTTAAATGCTCGGATAATTTTTCTAATTACTTCCGATTCTTCTTTAATTCTTGGGGTTAGTCTGAAGTTGAATGAAAATGTTCTAAGATTGGGACCATTAAAAAGTAATTCAAGATTGGGGTTAATTACCATACCTGTCGTTCTTCCGACAATATT